AACATTGACGGTAAGGTCTGCGTCCTGCGACGTGTCGGTACGATCGATCGCCACGCACACGTCGCCAGTAGTGTAGTCAGTGATAGTGAACGCGTTGAAATTCACGCGCATAGTGGTATAAAATGCGCCGTAGTCGCCGTCATCCGGATCAATCGTAAGCAACGGGCCGCCGCCGTTTCTGCGAGACGTAATAACGTGCGCCGAAAGGCCGCTATATACCGACACATCATTGTGGAATATCTTCCACCCGTATATATGCTGTTGCTCCCCCTGCGACGGGTTACCTGCCGCGTGCATCGAGACGAAGCGCTCAAGGTCTGCGAGACTGGCAGACGCGCCGGGCGTCGCCTGAATAGTATCAGCGGCATTTATCGAAATATTGAACGGTATCTCTACGCCTTGCCCAGTATCATCGGCGCCGGGAAGCTCGATCGTGGCGTCAGGGTCAGACATTGCGCACAGTATAACGGCGTCCGCGTCTGTCTGGGATGCGAGCCGTGCCGTGATGCAGATGGCTTTGGCTGCCTGCCGCGTGCCTGCGTTGCGGTACACGGCGACGATCCTGGCACGCGACGCTGTGGCGGATGCCGCCGCGATTGCGCCGGACTTCCCGTCATACCAGGACTTATCTTTCACAGCGAGGTCAGCCGCGCTTGAGGCGGCCGTAGACTTTGACAGGCTGCCGACCATAACGATTGGATTTGCTGCCGTCGCTTGCGCGATAAGATTTGCGCCATCGGCGGTGAGTGTGTTGTACGCGTATATAGACATTGTTTAATCCTCCTTAGTGGCCTGGGTAAGTATATCGTAATCGTCAAAGGAAATCTCATAGATATAGGCATCGCACAGCTGCGAGCGCCCACGATCGTCAAAGCAATCGGTCAGGGACTGGCCATAGGCATCGTAGCATCCGTGCGGTTTATCAGAATTTGCGTCGCACATAGCCACGCAGTTTCCATATTGATTGACGAAGATCGTTGGGTGCAGTGAGTTGATTGCACACAAAAAGAAGTATTCTGCTGCCAAACGAATCATAATAGCCCCTATTCCTCCGTGTATTTACAACCGCACGGCTGACCTAAGATTTCGTTGCCGATCCTTGTTCTGATAACTAGCCATCCTGAGACAAACGGACTGTTTATTAGCCGGACGCTTTTATTTAGTGTATACTCATCAGTAACTTCAGTTCCGTCAACATAAAAAACTGATTTTACGGTGTAAGTTTTTGACGAATCGTAGCGTGTGCGTTGGTCAGAGTCGAGCGGGTAAATTCCTTCATAGTTATCGCCTCCCGGCCCCCATGAGTATTGAGCGGGCATCTGGTCATTGCCCGGGCCGGGATTAAAGTACCCCGTAATTGCAGAAACCGGCGGCTCCGGCGGATCGGACGCAAGCTCATCATTAACGACAAAGACAGTGCTCACCTCATCCACAGGAACAGGCGAAGCAGATGTTTCAATGTCCGACTCTAGTGCGTAATAGACATACGGACGAGAGCCGAGGGGGGACGCGCCCGCGGCGATTTTATAGGCTTCAGAAAGCGTAAGCAACCGGGCCATATCTGTCGGCGTAATTCGCACATAAAACGCGTGTATGGTATCGGTAACCGGCATAACGCTTTGTGACTCAGGGTCTGATATTGGCTGAATGTCAGCCGTAACGCCAAATAGCGCGTAAAGTGCCTGTAATCGTGGAAATGTCGGCGTATATTCGCGCCACTGGCGCAGGTATTCAACAAGCTCTGCATTGGTCTGATTATCCTTAACCAACGGCGCAAACGCGGAAATCAGCGCGTTTATTAAGATTTCGCGAAATTTCTCTAAATCCTCCGGCGTTTGCAGGGCAGACCAGCCCCACCCCATGCCCGCGCGGTAAACGGTCGGATCAACCGCCCAAACATCAGACGCAACCTTACGCAGCGCCTTATACACGATTTCAAACGGGGTTCCCTTGAGACCATCTGGGAAAGTGTCGGCCATGTCATCCAGATATTTCATGGTGTGATCTCCTCCCCGTCGCTACCTGCCGGATCGGCAGAGTCCACCGACAGACCGAGATATGCAATCAGAATCTTGTGGTCTGGTATCATCGTGTCAGCGGGCAAGACCTCATAATCGCTCGCCGCAGTGGCCACTTGAATTTCAGACGCACCCGCGCCTGACAAAACTGCCTGCATTTCGGCGACATTAAGGACCGCGCCGCAGTGCCAAGCGTGGGAAGCCAGATATGCCCGCCAAGCCTTATCGACGGCTGCACGCGCGCTAGTTACGTCGGACGTGGTAGCCGGGAGCTTGTACGTTACCCCATAGCTATGCTCAAATTCCCGCGCCGGGTAGGCCATCACACGCTGTTCAACGAGCAGAGAACCCTGTACAGCGTCACGGAATTCGCCATAGGCTGGCCCCTTATCGGTCAGTGTATAGCCACCGTGGTCTGCATAGTAACCCGCCTTGTCGCACCACGCCATCACGATCCTACCGTCCGTGTCAACCCGTTGTGATACATAAGACGAAGCCAGCAGGCGCAACCCAGAAAGCAGCAGCAGGAAATATTCATAAGAACCGGGGACGCGAAGCGCTTTGGCTTGCCACGCTACACGACGCGCAAATGAATCATCATCCTCCGCATCTGCACCGCCATACGTCGATCCACATCGAAGCGCCGACACGTCAGACACCTCGCACGGGTCACCAGATTCATCTACCGCAGAGACATTGGCCGAAATATCACCGTCAGCCACGGGCTGGTCACCCAGCGCGCTGAAAAGCCCGTTGTATCGCGCGCCGGGCTCGGAGCATGTCAAATACACTGGCAGTACAAGCGCCCGCGAAGCTACCGCCGCATTAAAGCTCACGGAATACTGCGCACTACCGGAAAATGTAAGACCTGCGTCGCCTACGGTAATATCGCGGGACGCCTCAACGGTCACCGTCACGGTCGATGCCGCCGTGTACACCGAGCGCGTCACAGTCACAGGCACGATGCACGCCAGTATCGCGCCGCGCTCGGGCAGCCTGTCCATGTAGCCGACCACACAGGTGCTATCGGCGATTCTGTCCAGATCCGCGCCGACGGCGAAAGCTCGGAGCGTAGCCTTCGCGGCAGCGTCAGCGCTAGCCTGCCCCTGAACAAGGAACGGCATGAAAGCGGACGCAAGAACCATGTGCGGATCGGAGTCCAGGACATCACGACCCAAAAGCTCGGCCAGCGCCGCGCGAAGCTGCTCACGGATGGCCAAAGGGTCAGTTTCAACAAGGTAAAATTCATTAGCGCCGAAACGCGGTAAGTCAGCCATATTGCTACACCTCCGAGATTGCGAGACGGACAACCGCCTTGCCTCTATCGTCTGCCGTTACGGTACCGCGGGTAACACGAATACCCGGAACGCCTGCCTCTACACGTGCAGCCGCGTCGCCTAAGAGTCTCTGCGCTTCCGATGGCACCGCAGCGTCGAGACGCGCGTCGATGCCAAAACCTCGGCAATAGGGCACGTCCCCACGAAGCACAGAGCAAATGCACATAGCGCGTTGCAGCGCGATTTCGCGCGGGGTAGATGGAAATAAATCATCCATTTGCCGCCTCCCTCGTTGATACAAGATCCATCTGCCACGATGCCACGGCCAGCGAGCTGCCAGACCAGGCGTCCTCTGAGTATGAGAATGAGTGCACGACGAATAGCCCGTAGTATCTGGCTCCGCGTGTCAACGGACGGGGCTTGCCGTCCTGTAACGCACGCAACTTGTCCAGTGCCTCATCTACGTCCCCGGAAATCTCAGCTGATATTACGCCCGACAATCGCACCGTTTCTGCGTCAAGGCCGTAGACCTCAACAATGGGCGCACCGTCTATAGTAGCGTGCGTAGACATGCGCGCATTCCGCGCCCGCGAAAGCGCGGAAAAGTTCACCGCGCCGCCCCGATCGTGGCAAGAAAAAACAAAATCGCCGAAAGCTCCTAGTGGTCCTGCCATGGTTTACCTCACGAATACACAATCGGACGCGGTATCACCAACGACATAAGCGTTCGTGTGCGTGGGAACCGGTGCGCTGGTAAGCATAGTAGTCGTGGCTACAGACATCGTAGCAGCAGCCTCCACAATAGCCACGGCGTCTAAGGCCGATACCTCCGCAATGGTATGCGTATGCGTACTGAAAGCGGCGGAAAAAGCGTCCAATTCGCGCTTTATTGCATCCAGTTGCGCCTGCACACGATCATCACGCGGGCACTTTGTATCCGGCACCGGCTCTCCCAAATACACCTGAGCGTATTTGGCGGCGAGCTGGCTATTGCCTGTCTTTGGGGGTGTTTTGCCGTCAGGATAGACAACACCGAGCACCACAGAGTCTTGCGGGCGCGCTTCATCGTATGCCAAGACAACGACATCACCCACAGCGGGGGGCATCCACACAGACGGCCCGGACGCACAAGGCTGCATGAGCAGGCAGTCAATAGCGGCATCACCGGAAAAGCCCGGAATCGAAACGCGAACCCGCGCGCCCTTTACACTTTGGCACTTCCCGAATCTTATCATAGCGCCCTCACCATCAGAGACATTCTCTCCGCGTCACCTGTTCGACTATACCGCATTTCAGCCACCTCGCGCAAGCCAACACCAGAAATATCTACAATTGACCCTGCCGTGATACCGACGGTCGGTACTATATCGACGGTCGCAACGCGGCACTCTGCCACAGCGGCCAAATAAAGACTCTCTGCGGCATCTGCGTCATAAGGCAGATCTACGTCCGGCCCCTCGCCGTCGCCATAAGCGAGGCGGACGGTAGACGCACTGCGAGGATCCAGACGCGCGGAACGCACAGACCGTGGCGACACCACATCACTCTGCGTTATGCCGATCACTCCATCCATAAGCAGACTCACCGACATCGGCGGGGATTTGTCTTCACTGGCCTGCGCAGAAAGTATTGTGACTTCGCCGGATGTGGCACGCACGACCAGCGCGTTCACGCGGCAGAATCGGTCAATCAAATGGAAACCCGTCTCGTTGTATCGCGAAATGTAAGGAATTAGCGGGTTGGCCTTCGCCACATATTTGAGCGACAACCCGCACTCATCGCATACGCGCTGGGCTACATCACGCAGGCGGCGATTTTTCAGGGGCTCGCCCCATGACTTCTTATCCTCTACCAGCGCGCCCCTTACCGGTGGGGGGAAGCCGCCGCCGCGCCCAGTCAGGGCCTTAGACGTCGCTGGCCTCCCCTCGGCCTCCCACGTAACGACAGCAGGCGCGCGGCTATGCGAAATTTTCTGAATCGCGAATTCTTCAGCAGATGCAGGTGGGATGGACAGCGCGATTGAGTCTCCCTTCGTTGCGCGCCAATCCCCGAGAAATCGGCCATCTGCATTGCACAGTGAAACGGAGAGCGTGGATGCGCGGCCAGACAGCCGCTCCACGAGCGATACAGACTCAACCCAACGCCGCAACGACGGCGAAGGCAAACGATTGTACAACACATCCACAGGGAGCATCATGGCCTCCTGTACTCGGGCAGGCTTGCCACGTCAGACGCGCTCGGCGTCTGGTCTGGGATGGCTAGCACCTGGCCATAGTCGAAGCGCCACACTGTAAGCAGGCGCGGATCGCGCGTCCCATTCTCAGCCATTAGATCGCGTGTGGCAAGGTCGCTACCGATTTGCACAAGTGCGACCTGGTCGTAGGTATCCGCCTGAATCGTTGTGTATTCTCGCATAATCACCCCCCAGAATAGGACAACCGGGCATAGCTGCTCATCGCAGCCGCCACAGACTCACCGGCGCCCGGGGCCACTGAACGCACGGCGCGCGAAATTTCGGCACCTGCGCCGGGTTCCGCCCCGCGTGCGTCAACGTTAGTATTCACCGTGATTTGCACATTTCCGTTCTTCGACAAAGCCTGCGCGGACTCGGTCTCCTCGAAAAGGTCACCGATTATGGGCGCGTCCTTCAGTGATTCCTTAATCCAGGCCACCTTTTCCATGATGGCATCGCCTATAGAATCAACAAGGTCGCTAATCCACGCGCTCACAGAGGCCTTGACATCACTGAACCACGCCACAACGGCATTCCATCCACGCTTAAGCGCGGCGCCGATTTTACCAGGAAGCTCCTTCGCCGTATCCACAACCCACCCGATGAAATCCGCAAATTTGCCCTGCCAGAAGCGGAGTCCCTCGATAAATGACCGAAAGGCTACATGCACCGCCTTGATCGTTCCAAGGAAAACTGTCATGTTGGCCGAGAAAACAGTGCCGATAAGACGCGCCACACCGGCTATCACGTCGCGATTCTCACGGATAATCTTAATGAAGTCTTTTAGGGCGTCGTTTATCACTGGCATCGCCTCGACGCCTATACGGCGCATGGCCCCGCGAAGCTCCATCTGCGACCGAGTGAAATTGTCGTTGGCTTCCTCGGCCTCCTTCAAGGCGTCTGAGCTCATCACATAGCCAGACTTTTTCGCCTCATCCCGCAGGCGCTGAAGCTCACGAGACCCACCAGCGATCGCCGTCGCTACCTTCTGGCCGCCGTCGCCGAATAGCGTCATCGTGGTCTTAGTCTTCGTGGCAACGTCGTCCACCTCAGATAGCGCATCCGATAGCCGGATGAACATTTCCTCGGTATTAAGCGACTTAACATCCTTCATGGAAACGCCAAGAGCTTCAAAAGCCTTGGCTGCCTTTGAATTTCCGCTCCGCGCGGCCTCCATTTGACGATTTAACTGCTGGAGGGCATTGTCAAAGTCTTTCTCAGACGCGCCGCCAAGCCCGACGGCATAAGCAAGCTCCTGGTATGAGTCTGAGGCGATACCCAGCTGTCTGGACGTCTTCGCGATTTGATCCGCAACCTCGATCGTTTCGCGGCCAAGGCCCCACATCGCTTTGGTCGTTTTGACAGCCGCAGCACCGATGGCCGCGATACCGCCGATTATAAGCGCGGCCTTACCGGCGGTCGAGGCAACCGCGCCCTTGAAAGCGGTCTTGATAGCCGCGAAGCTGCCGGCGAGGAGCGCGGCCTTCGCGCCGAATGAGGCAAGCTTGCCCTTAGACGCGTCCAGCGTGCGTGCAATGCCAGACGCGGGCCCGGGAACAGTGGCTAAACCCGTCTTCAATGAATTGAAAAATTCTTTCGACTTCTTTCCATCCGGAATAACACCACCGAGCTCACGAAACCGCGTTTTGAGCTTATCTAGGTGTGCGATCGCAAGCGGGTCTTTTATTTTCTGCGTTGCCGCCGTGTATTTCTGGATTTCGCGGGCAACGCGTCCTATTTCTGCGGATTTAGCGGCAGACTTATTGAGCGCCTCGATGCCTGTTTTGGCGTCGCTCACGCGCTTAATCTCTGCCCGCAGTCCCTCGGCAGACCTGTCAGCAAGGCCGATCTTATCTGCGAGCTTAGTGTATTGGGCTTGCAGCTTTTCCACGGCGGCGGCGTCATTGGCTGCGCTCGCTTCCGCAGCCTTCCCCGCAATCTCTGTCATGCGCGCCAGATCCGCGCCGCGCTTAGTCAGAGCGCTAAGCTCCGACGCCGTACTTCTCGCAATGCTCGATGCGGCGGTAAAAGCCGCCTGGTAGTCACTGGATAGTGCGGCTGTAATTTCGATTTCCCGCGTTATTTCGTCCGCCATCTCTAACCCTCACCACATCACGCGCAACCTCGCACCATTGGATAAGCTCCCGGACGGGCAGCTGATACAGCCGCAACGCGTCGGATCCCAGCGCGGCTGCCGCGAAGGCCGCCGCGCGCTTGAGCGTTAAGAGGGGATCGCCCCCTCCATAGACCTGAGAAAATTTGCGGCTACAATCTGCGTAAAGAGCATGTAGTGTTGCCACGGCAGCTCCCTGACTGACTCAGGCGAGCAGCCGAACAGAAGGCAGCCTAGGCGCAGGCAGAAGCCGGTGTCATTAGTCCAAATACCGGCCTCCGTTGAGGGCGGGTCAAGCGCAAGCATATCCGCAGTGGTCATGGATTTGAGCCTGTCCTGCATGGACTGATCGATAAATCCAGACCCCTTTGGCTTGTCTTTGGCCTGCGCCACGATACCGGAAATGCTGTCATACAACGCTTTAGCCGCTGGTGTAAGCTCTGCCATGTTTCACCTCATTGTAAGAACTTGCGCGATTGCGCCAACTCATCGACAAGGACGCCTGCCGCGTTGCGAATGCGGCAAATATCATTGAGCTTTGATATATCGACATAAGTAATGCCGTCAATCACTATAAGCAAATCGAAAACCTCGAACTCTGCCGTTGCGCCCATATCGCCGCCGCGTGTGAGCGTTCCGGGCGTGACATTGACACAGGCCACCGACATGAAGCACGAGAAATTCATCTGCACAGAGACAGTATTCTTGCTTGCCTGTATGACACCGCGGAACTCTAGGGTGTGGCGACCGCCTGAAAATACCGTGAAAAACTGTGGGTTTGCGACACGCGTGGCGAAAGTTGCCTGCATCGAGGCAATGCTTCCCACAACGGGCACCGCAACGGTTCCCGCGATACCGGCGCCGGATAATTCCTGCGTATTACGCGCTATCACGGGCAGTGTCAAATCGCCCGTGAAGGGTACCGGCTGGTTGTCGTGGTAGCACCTAAGATTGCACACGACCTCTGGAATCAAAGCTGTATCCATGTCTCACCTCCTTATGCGAGCGAAGCTTCAAAGCCCTGAACATCGAACTCGAAAACGCCGTTGATCTCCTGCATGGGAGGCGGCGGAGCAATGCGAATGCGGAAATAAACAACGCCTCTTATAAGTTGTTCAGTCGTGTTGCGCTCATCGTCGATAGCCACCGACGCGGCGTTAAGTGCACCCGCGCCCTGATAAGAGGCCAAAATCTGATTAAAGGCGTTGACAACACCCTCAAGCTGTCTGCGATTGAGCGGATTGTCAATCCGAGGCTGTGCGAAAAGCTGAAACGCGTTTTGGGTGAAATTAAACATCCGGCGTTCGGACAACATGTTGTCCTTAACGTCCAAATTCCCGGGGAAAGCCGTTGTGTTATTTCCCCACAAAACCCAGCCGTCTGCGGTGTTAAGCGCACCGATAACGCCATTAGCGCCAAGATAAGTGTTGACCTCATCGCGCGATTGATACAAGGGACTTTCGGCATAATCCGCCTGTCCCTCGCGATAATAGGCCAGTGTGAATGCTGCGCCCTCGGGGAGTAGATCTTGTGTGTCTATCACAAGATACGTGTCCCCGGCCACACTCAGGCTCGACAAAACGAGATCCGGATTCTCAACGCATCGGTAGACGCCATCGGCTGGCAGGTATCCCGGGCGGTCAAAGTTATCACTGAGCTTCAACGTGTGATTATCTCCGTCTTCGATGTAGCGCTTAGACGGCGGATCGACTAGCCCGCCGACCGTAACAGACAATTCAGTTTCGTGCAGCTTCATCGTATAAACGCCCGTCGCATAGCAATTCTTGTTGGATGGCGAAACGTAAGGCAGGTCGCCGTTCTGTCCGTCCACACGATTCATCACAGCACAAGCTACAGAAGACAGGTCAAAACGCATATTGCCGATACCGATATAGGGCCAGAATAGCGCGAGCGATTCTGAGACCACCGTTTTTGCGGCGGCAACCGCAGACGGGTCGGAAATAACAGTCGGCTCGCTACCAGACAAGGCATGCTCGCTGCACTGAATATCACCCACTGCCAGCGCCTTAAATCGCCCGCCGTAAAGTGCAGCCTTAGTCTTGATCGCTGTCCAGATAGCCGCCACTGAGCCAAAGTAAGGCACGACGATTAGAGATGGCAGGCGGCGAACGCGCTCATACACCGTGTCAATATCATCCAGTGCGCCCATAATAGAGGCCTGGTCAAGTGCGCCATCCGCGCTTGCAATGCCGCGCATAATGCAATCACCGCGCCCGCACAGGCGGAACCACAGATAGGCGAATGAAACCAATGAATGCGCAAACCAACCGTCTTCACCGGGTACGTCATCCGTCCCCTCAGTGATACCCGACAGCTCGACAAATTGCCGCCATGACGTGACTACCGTCGGGGCGAAAGCATTCTTTGACGCGCCTACCACGAAAGGCAGCGCGGAATCCACGGCGGGCGCGGCCTGCAAAGCGGTCTCAACCTCGCTCGTATATACACCGTGACGAAACGTCATTTTTCCCCTCCTATATCAGAAAGCCGCCGTTTTCCCTAGCGGTAGACGGCAGATCAAAAGTGACTGTTACTTGCGCCTGCCACACGGGGCGAGGCTGCGCCGCAGGCAGTACCCAAGAGAAAGGCGCGCGGGGCCTGCACCCGCACACAATTCCGTATGGCGCGTCATACAGCGCGCGCCCCAGCGCGTCAATCTTATCGCGTAGCCACTTGCACGCATACCGAAAATCCTGCATCGTGACCTTCGCATCACTCGAAACCTGGATGCCGATCACTATAACCGCCGTGGCCTCACCAACGCCAAAGGTTCCCGCGACGGCAGTTACGACGAACAGCGGCCCGCGTTCAACCGTGTGGTCAGACGCTGGCTCTGGCAGCGCGTGCGCGTATCCGGTAAGATCCGGCCACAGCTCGCCAAGCCACTCGGTCAGGCTCTCAACGAGTTCATTAACTGTCCGTGCGTTTAGCATCATCTAACCCCCGCAGTAATTCAGCCGTTTCGGCGTCGATAACATCTTTGGAAGCCACGCCAAGCATTGCAGCAGGCGACGGATCCGCGCCGGACTTGATTAAGAAATTTTTAGCGGACGCAATCTTGCGACCCGTTTGATCCCGCATGAAGATCGTATTATTCCACACGAAGCCACGCGGAACCTCAATCACAAGCCCACGCTTGCCCTCAGCCGTTACACGATGCCTATTAGCGCCTGTGGTAGGTGTTCCAAGTCCAGGCGATACGCGTAGGTCGCGTATTGACAAGGCGCGCCGCGATACCGCCTGCCGTATTGTAACACCTTTCTTTGTGATTGTGATCCGCGTCCCCATCGGCGCCGTTAGACGCCCGGAAGACACGAATTTTTGCGCGGAAACCGCATCGAAAACCGATACACCGAGCGATGCGGCGGCATTTGCGCGCAGCGCGATAGACTCCATCGGCGCGTCCGCGAGTTGCTGCAACGCAACAGGCAGAGTCCGCAAGGGCTTTGATTTTCGCGCGCGCTTTGCCATTGGCTACTCCTAAATTTTGCGCAAAGCGACCCGATAGCATAAGCCACCGAGATTGCTTGACGCTGATACACGGTACTCGATTTTGTCAAGAAAGAATATTGAGTCAATTTCTGGGAGCTCGCCCAGATAGTCAGACCGCCTGACGATGCAGACCTTGTCCGCGCCGTACGTTCCGAGGTCAATCAGTGCAGACCTCGTGGATAGCGATGCCGCGTGAACAATGGCTTTTATTTCAGCCCCGTTCACGTCGTGCAACTCCCAGAAGCCATCATCATCGGTATAAATGTCTTCCAGGTCATCAATAACGGTCTGATCATAAATGCTCAT